ACAGCAGTAAGACTTCCTTCCTGGTATTGCTTACGCCAGAGAAATAACTGGCTGGCTGCTACACCATGTTGCCGGGCAACGAGGGAGACCGTCATCCCCGGTTCAAAGCTCTGCTGAACAATTGCGATCTTTTCCTGTGTGGTACGCCGTCTGCGTTTCTCCGGCCCTAAGACATCAATCATCTGTACTCCAATGACTAGTCTAAAAACTAGTATTAAGACTATCACTTATTTAAGTGATACTGGTTGTCTGGAGATTCAGGGGGCCAGTCTAACGATACAGCGCATGATGTGTCAGGCTTGAATACCTTTATCCTTTAAAAGGGATATCAGTTAAGTTATCCCGTGTAGGGTATAAGCCATTATCAAAGCCACTCTGTAGGGAATGGCTTTTGTGATGGCATCACTTACTCTTTACGCTGCTATCCCACTCATCCCGGAATTTTGATGGGTTATTGAAACCTTCTGCTGACATAACAACTCCTTCAATGTTTGGCTGAAATTGGGATGTCTTTCCATCAGTCCGCCACCACAAAGAATCTTTTTTGCCATAAGGCAGGAGGTTCATCTTTCAGTGGCTGCCGGTGTTATTTCCCCACTTACTGGCTTGGGTTGTTTCGTGGTACTGCCGTTAACTGGTGGCCCAGAATAAATTCCGGTTTCATTATCAAGCCCACCCGTAAATGGGCTTTGTAATGGCTACTTCGCTTTTGCTTCCGCTCGCTTACGCCGGCGCTCTTCTTTCCTCTCGGCTTTTGCCATGTCCATGAATGCCTGCATGATCGAGTTCCGCATCATGTAGCTAACAAAGTGATGATTGACACAGCCGTTGAGGCGCAGCTGCTCGCCAAACTCATCCACCGAGGCCAATGCTTCCATCATGCCCTTCTCGCCTTTCATGAACTCTGAGAAGTCGCGCCCCGCTCTGGAGGCGCATTCAATAACATGATCACTCATCCCGGAAGCCCGGGGATCGTAATCTGCAGCTGGTTAGCCAGGGAGTTAATCTCAGCGACCAACACTGGCTTCGTATAGCGCCATGCTGCCAGCCCTTGTCCGCAGAAGCTCGCCATGTCTTTCTTCTGGTCAAATTCATGACATTTCATGTTGAGCTGCGCACTTAAGCTGTTGCGATGCTGAAGTTCTCCGGTGAAGTAGTCATCGAGGACTTTATAGGCCGCGTACTTGAACCCGGGGTTTAACCAAGCCGCATAATCGTAAGCAACAAACTTCCCGCCATATGTTCCACCGTGTACACCGCGCTCAGTAAAAACCACAGATTCGTGGTTTTTCTCCAGCTCGGCTAAGAACTCTTTGGTCTGCTTGTTTCGCAGGTAGTGGTAAGGCGATTCAGATTCACTTTTACCACTGGCTTTCCACATATCAGTGAGGCAGATCATGCCATCTTCACCGATACGAATTGGTTGATTGAAGAGGGTTAATGATTTCATAGCGTGTACCTACTCTTTGAAATGAACCTTTGCCGCACAGGAAACCAGCCCACCGAGGCTCGCCAGCACTAACTGGTATCCTCAAAGGCCCATTCCAAAGGGGCAGGTTCGGTGTAAAAAACATGCGTTGCGGTACGCATTTATTGCAAAAAGCCCCGCATCGCGAGGCTCATTAAATGGACTTTGTGATTTGCAAAAAAATTATTTCAGGCATTGCGTCCTGATGTATTCCTGCAGGTAGTTAACCTGCGCGGTTATCTTGTCGATTCCACTTCGGAGACGGTAATAATTGAGTTCAGCATCTGCTGTAAGTCCTGGGCTTTCTCCATCGCCCATGCCGCTGGCTCCGGTCGTTGACTTTGCACAGGTGGCGGCGACTTGCAGGCGCTTACGCCCAGCAGAAACATCAGCACGGAGACTTTCGATAGTCGCGTTAGCATCAGCAAGCTCCTTTATGTATCTTGCGTCGAGTTCTGCTACATCACGTTGACGCTTCCGCATGTCAGCGATGGTGGCGTTCGCCTTCTCCAGTTCACTGGCCTTGTTATCGCGCTGCTCTTTGTAGGCGATTGCGTTATCACGGTAATGATTAACAGCCAATGACAGGCGGACGATGATGCAGATAACCAGAGCGGAGATAATCGCGGTTACTCTGCTCATTGTTTCCCCCACAAACAGACTTCACGCTCAATCTCACGGCGAGTCATCAGTCCTTTCCATTGATTACCGCCAGCGTATGTCCAGCGCCGTAGCTGATCACATGCGCCTTTAATATCACCCTGGTTTATTTTGCGAAGAAGCGTCGATGTTCTGAAATTGCCAGCACCCACGTTGTAGACGAACGAGTAAAGAGCGCCGCGCGTTGTTTCCGGTATATCGACTTTGATGTACGGGTTAATTTGTCTGGCGACAGTGGCAAGGTCTTTATTCAGGAGGGCTTTGCACTCTGCTTCGGTATACGTTTTACCGGGAATGATGTCTTTTCCTGTATGCCCGTAACATACAGTCCATACACCAACTATTTCTTTGTAAGGATTATGTCTCACACCTTCCAGACCATCGTTACCACCTGGGCCAGTGATTAACACAGATGCTATAGCAATAGCCCCGCCACCAATAGCAGCAGCAACAGCTTTTCGTAATGATGGAGGCATTATCCACCTCTCGCAGCCTTGCGCTTATCTTCTTTAATCTTGAAATAAAGGTTTGTCAGGTACGTCAGCAGGCCAAATACCAGGCTACCCAGCACTCCAATTGCCGCCCACTGTGAGGGCGTGACTTTATCTAGCAGCTGTAAAAACCAGTACCCGGCACTACCTGCTGAGGTGCCATAGGCGACACCCGTTGTTAACTTATCCATGGATTTCATAACCCCACCTCGCAGACAAAGCGGGTGTAAATTGAGGGAATACTACGAAACGTAACAGACTCGGAGTCAGTGAATAACTCAGGTATTGGGTTATCAGCTAATATCGAGACTCAAAAAATGGAAAAACCCGCTCGACGGCGGGTTTAAGCTGTGTGACGAAGTAACCACTCTTAACAGCATAACCAATTTTGGTGATGCTGCCAACTTACTGATTTAGTGTATGATGGTGTTTTTGAGG